TAAAGTATGCTTGAATTAATTGTGTCGATTTTAGCTGCGTTTTTAACTGCGACCTTGGGTTTCACTGGGGCCTTTGCAGGTAGAAATCTGATCAATTCTCATATTGAAGAGAATTGCAGCTCAAGGTTCATGATAGAGCTTTTGCTTACTAGGAGCCCGAGCTACTGCAATTTACCTAATTCAACATCCTATCGTTAACTCTATTATGGAAAGTTACCCCTGCACCAGTTGTGGCCTATGTTGCAAGATTGTTGGTCTTGTATTAGAGCAACGAGACGAAATTAAGGATCCTTTAGTGGCGAAAGTCGTTAAAGAGTTTCCTTACAAAACAGTAGATGGAGTCTGCGAGATGTTACAGCCAGACAATACTTGCGCTGTATATGAAAATCGTCCTGACTTATGTAACGTCAACACAATGGCTAAGTTGAAGGGAGCTGAGTTAAACGAGTACTACAAACTCAACGCTCAGATATGTAACTCCTGGATTCAATTAAGCAAATTAGATCACTCATTCCTCATCGACTTGGAGCAATTCAATCATGCTGATTAGATACAAGATCACAGTTAATGTTGAGATTGATTCCGGCGAAGAACTAAACTTTTCCATCTTTCGATCTTTTTTTGAGAACAAAGATGCTGAAGCGTATTGCAGGGCTTTTGCTGACGGGGTAGCTGTTGCACAAGACGGTTCTATTCTAAGTAGTGCCTTTAACTCTTTACAAAAAGTTCCCAAATTAACACAAAATCATGCACAAACTTGATGTTCGGCCAGTACTTACAGCCAAGTGCTACATAGACCCAGTGTATGAATGGGTTGCATTGAAGAGAGCAACTGTAATGGAGTTTATGGGCTCTAAAGTGGCAGAGATTAGCAAGTTTAGTTATCAGCGTGGACAAACTGTGTATTTAGATGTAGATCGAGACTACCCTATGTTTTTAAGGTGTGCCCACGCAAAGAATTATTTAGTTCAATTAGAAGATAAATGGACTAAGAAAGCGAGTCCGATTCGTAATTACGAACCCTTTTGCGAGGTTGATTAAAAGCACCAACTTGTTCCTCAATTGTATTATCTGCTTCATTTAACATTGATGGAGCTACGAAACCACTTTCGCCTCCAATCAAAGGAATTTGTAGATAACTATTGAGGAACTTAGTTGGATTTAACATAATCGAACTACTTCTTCATTCCGCCTTTAGATCCACCTTTAGCACCAGCCTTACCGCCGCCTTTAGTGCCGCCAGTAGCGCCACCTTTTTTAGTCATGCCAGCCATGAGACTTAAAACGAAGTACACCCAAGTATAAGAACAATTGTTTACTGAAACAATACTAAGTAAAGTTTATTCAGTTACCTCAACGTAACTAATATATCTTTTCTAAAAGACGCGCAAAACACGACTCAATTTTAATGGTTTAAAAAGAGTTATGAGTATAGTATGTTAAGCAGAAGTACTACCTCAGGGTGTATTAGGTAGTCTTCTATATAGTTGTGTAACTGTCTACTTGCTTTTTTTACTTCAATCTGCAATCATGTTAGAGGACTTTCAATGACAATGCTTTCCAGACAATCCACGGCCATTCAAAAGTTTGACGTTTTTACTCGCGAAAGAGGTAGATGGAAATTTAGTTGCTGCGTTGAGGCAGACAACGAATTTTTAGCGAGGCTTAAAGTTTTAGAGGAGAACCCCGTCCTTCCTGATTCATCTATTAGTGTGTACCCTTGCCGTTAGCAACTCATGAGCACTCGCTTTATTTTAAGATTAACAGCAGCTGTTTATCTTGTCTTAGCACTTTGCTCTTTATTCTTTTTTAACTTCTTTTTCAGTGTCATATTACTAGTTTGTGCCTTCGTTTTGTTGAGCATAAACTGAGGAGGAGGGTTCTTTTAACGTAAAGTTTACGTTAAGACGCAGGTTCAACTCCTGCGCTTACTCCTTGCCTCGTCACTGAGGCAGAGCATACATTGCTTTTATAGCTTTGGTGTGCTACCATTTGTTCGGGAACAACCTCCCTCTCTTTATCTTCTTTAAATAACATGACTCCTACCTTCCTCTCTCTCAGACAAGACGCTGAACTCGCTGCTAACTCTTGGAACGAGTTTGACATTGCCACATTGGCGTGCACCGAAGCTTTTGGGATGCCTTTTCAACTAGCGAAAGACAGTCTGACTAACAACATCACAGTTGCCGACTCAAAGAAATTTGATCTGTCTGTGTTCAGTGGTGCTGATTCAGCCTTTAAATTCCCAGATATAGAAACAAATATTGTCGTTCGTGTTACCCGCAAGCCCACGGCACACACAAAACTAGAAAAGATTGACGAAAAGATTGAGTTGCTTGAGCAAAAGGTCAAAGTCGCAAAGATCGAGCGCAAGAAACTGATTGAGCAACTAGCTATCACAGGCGGCATTGACTTGGTAACCGATAAAATTAACCTCGCTTTTACCCGCTTAAAGTAATGGTTCGTATCTTCTCTTTCCTCTTCTTATGTCAGATGTTTGCGATTATCACATGTGCAGCACTGGGTTACGATCCTCTAACTTGGGAAAGCAAAAGCACGCAACAAAATTTAATATGTAAAACTGCCGAGATTAACCGTAATGATTGCGTTCCAGACTAATATGGCTCTGGATACAGCATCTCGGAGCCGTTTAAGGGGCGGCTCTTTTTTTTATCAACTTCTCAAATTATCGTAACTAACCATGAATTATTTGCTCTCCTGTTCAATTTCTGCGAATGTTCGTCAAAGCATTCAGATTAAATTTGACGATCTTAAACTCCCAGCTTCAGTGATACACACGCTAGAGCAGAACAACACTGTTTCTCTGCGGCCTACATTGTCCACGGCATTAAAGACAGAGTTAGATGTGTTGCGTGTTATGCAACGCGAACTATACGATGACTACTGCATACACTTCGGTGACAATCACTTCGTCACAGCTAACTACTTTAATGATGCTAATAAGCTGATCAAACAAATACGAGGTGAGGTCAAAGAAGCAAACGAACGACTCTCAGGACTCTGGGAATCGGAATATGGTAAATGGAGTAACACAGTTGAAGGTTTCTTGCTTCCTTTGTTTACCGATGAGATGGAGTATAAACTTGCTAGCGATGCTTACATGCGTGTATTCCCTACTCGTGAAGAATATCGTAATCCTGTACGAGTTCATGTTGTTGGCCCGTTACCTATATCCTTAGAGATTGCATCCGAGCCAACAACAGATGACGTAGGTTCGTTACTTGCCTATGAAAATTCAATAAATACAAAAGAAGTGATCGAAGCTGCTCATGCAAACGCAGCAGACAAAGCTCTTTTATTAAGTGCAGAATTACTGGATGATTTAGACGTAAGAACTGTTACTAAAGTTGGGCGTCAACAAACAGGAGGTAATAGAAAGCGAGGTTCGTGGCAGCTTACAGCAGAAAGATTGAAATTAATCAGTGATTCTGTCGCAGGCTTTGACGGATTAGCACACCTAGCAGATAAGTTGCTAGCGGCAGGGAACGCGATACAATCTCCTATGAGACAAATACGCGAAGAAGGTTGTACTAACTTCCAATTAGTTCAACAAGAGATTCGTGCTGAATTGGAATCAATTGTAAATACGCGAGACACATCAAAAGGTCTTGAATCATTGCAGAAATCGTTAGCTTTGTCTAATACTTACACAACATTATGTGAACGAATTAAGACAGCAGAGAATATTAATTCCCTTAATCTTCTAGCTTTAGACTCAAACCTTGAGTTAGAGATCTACGCACAACGCTCTAAGCAACTTAATAAATTAATCAAACAACGCCGGGAGCTCATTAGTGTAGCGGGAGATAATTTAGACAATTTAATTTCTGATACAAAAGCAGCCTCTCTTGCACAACAAGAGCCTGACTTCTAATGAAACGAATTGTCTATGCGTTTAAATCTAAGGAAGGTTACTTATCTGACATTGAAAAGTACACAGACGATCCGGAGAAAGCAGTTACTTTTATGTACCTTGAGACTGCCATAACACGATTAGCTTCAGTCAAAGACAAATTAAAACATAACTGCTGTGTCATAGAACTAAAATTAGATTTCCCGAGAAAGACTGCAACACGTTTATACGTTGAACTATAAATTTATTTGACAACAAATCAAACTCATGAACGACTCCCTGTTTACGTCTCTTCAAACATTTAGAGCGAATCTTAATGCGGCCACGCTGGAACGTCAACATGTAATTGACGGTCTTTTAGCCACTCTTTTGAGTAAACAAAATGCTTTCCTTCTTGGCGAACCAGGCACAGGCAAATCAGATCTTGTCCGTAACATATGTGGAGGTATTTCTGGCGCTAATTACTTCGGTTATTTATTGACGCCAACTACAGATCCCTCCGAAATATTTGGTCCTGTTGCGGTTACAAAACTGCTGAAGGACGAGTATACTCGCGACGTTGTAGGCTACCTCCCTAATGCTCACATTGCTTTTACTGACGAACTGTTCAGGGGATCCTCTGCTATCCTTAATTCACTTTTAACTTTACTGAACGAACGGACATACAACAATGGCAAAGAAGTTATTCAAACTCCCATTCAATCTATTGTCGCAGCGACCAATTCCTGGCCTGATGAAGAGTCCCTCCAAGCATTTGCAGACAGATTTCTTTTCAGACCCACAGTGGAGTTTCTTAAAAAATCCACTTCGAAACGGATCCTTGACGGCTGGGCTCTTGGGTTGGAAGAGAGACCAACTGTAACTCAGCACTTAACCTTAGATCAGCTTACACAACTGCAAGACGCAGCTAAAGCAATAAAAGTATCAGAGGATTTTATAGACAAGTATGGTGAAGTGTGGGATATGTTAGCGGGACGAGGAATTGTAATTAGTGATCGCAGAAGAGTTCAGATTCTCAAATTCTTAAAAGCTTGGGCAATTGTTTTAGGTGATGACGAACTTGTACCAGAACACATGCACGACTCCCTCGTGCACATCGTATACCAGAATATAGAGGACAGAGAGACAATAGTAGAAGTTCTAGAGCAAATTATACCCACGGCGGATAAGATGTTTGCCGACGCTAAGAGAGGTGCTGCAGGAATAATGACAGAGTACAACCTTAATTCAAGCAAGCTTCACTCACGCGGGATCTCAGATTTAAATGACTTCGTTATTCAACTCAGGAAATATTATAAAGACATGAACACTTTAAAAGAAAAAGTAAATGGGATCCTTGATGGTACTAAGTACCGTATGAACTTAAGATCACGACAAAGCGGAGTAAAGCTGCAGAAACAACTAGAAAGCTGGTGTGAAACTCTAACTGTTGCCATAAGCGACATAAGCAAGTAACCTGAACCCACCGTCCACCCCCAACAATCCAAATGTCTAACGTTAAAGCAGAAGATCTAGTTCTCGTTCGAAAACGACTGGCTGACTTTATTGAGATTGCGGAGGAGATAAAGCCTGTCTCTGCTTACGACAAACTTGTGACTTTACTCATCGATCTGGATCGAGTAATTACAAAAGCTAAAAAACAATTATGAAACTTAATAGACAGACAGACTTTGTAAGGCTCACGCATAACGAGCCACTGACACTTGCTTGCTCTGCGTTAGCTGACTTTTTGTGGAGCGACTTCATCATTGACGCAAAACCCTCTCTAACTTATTTAATTGATCATTACAATATCAAAAGTTTATCTCGCTTTGGTAAAGAACTTTTTGAACGGCTATATAACGCAGACGAAGTTAAGTGGTTAGTTACAGAAGATGCTTACGAAACTTACTTTCGTGCCCAACAAAATGGAGAAGACGTAAGATTTCCAGAGGGATACAAACCGGAGAATTCCATATGGTACGCAATCATGTCTGACTTAAGTGCTGCCGCCGCATGGTCACAGATGTTAGGGCACTGTGTGAGTAATCAATTTAACGCTGGAAACAACTCTATAAACATAATGAATCAATTGGCTGACTTGTTAGAGCAGTTAATAGAGGAGGATAAAATTGACGTTCAACTTGTTTTTAATTCCGGCGAGAAGCTAACTAAATTAAGAGAAGCTTTTCAAGAAGCTCGTGCTAATGGGGATACTGCAGAAATGAATAAATTACAGGCACAAGGACGGGCACTTAATCAAGCACTCAACGAAGCTGTAGAACACCTAAAGAATCAATTGGGTTCGCAAGCAAGTCAAATGATTGATAAGGCGAACAAAGAATCAGACGAGATGAACGATTCCCTTTCAACTCTGTATGGGGATGAACAGGGAACAGGATTTCATACAGCAGATTTACAAACGAAAAAGGATTTAGCTCTTAAATTAAGTAAGAATCCAAAGTTAAAAGCTTTAGCGAAAAAGTTAGGTGCTCTTCGTAAAGTCTGGCAAGAACGCAAAAGAGCAAAGATATTGAAGTCAAAATATGAATCTATTAACGGTGCAGTTTTTTCTGACGATATTACGCGAGCGTTTCCAATAGAACTTGCACTGGCTGCTAGCGACAAAGGTAAAGCTTTATTCGCTTTGAAATTCTCACAGAAAACTTTGTTAACAAAAGACTATGATACTTCGCTAAAAAACCTAGGTAAAGGACCAATAGTAATGTATGTAGATGTTTCTGGTTCTATGGGAGGAGAATCAGAACTCTGGTCTAAAGCCATAGCCTTTGTAATTTCAGAAGAAGCATTGAAGGAAAAGAGAGAAGTACAAATATACTTATTCGACACACGAATAGAACGAGAAGTAGTTCTTAACTCTAATAGAAAAACAAACAAAGACCTTTTAGATTTTGTTGGTACGTGGAGCTTAGGTGGAGGAACCAGTTTTAATTGTGTAGTAACCCACGCGGTACAAAAAATTAAAATAGAAAATCGTTCAGACTTTCTTCTTATTACGGATGGTCACTCAGAGGTTTTAGACTCTAATATCAGAACGCTCAACGCAGTTAAACAACGTACAGGCACCCTCTGGAGTACAGTCTGTATCGGGACTCACGTCCCATCAATTGTGCATAAATTTTCAGATGAAGCTTATTCTGTCGACGTCTCTGCACCTGTAGAAGCTGTCGACGTAATTCAAAAATGTATTAGGTGACCCCAATGCCACGTCCATCAAACGATCAAATCCTAGAGCTGTGGCGCGACTTGAATGCGTCCGCTCGCATAGATGAACCAGCCCCTCCTACAGATCTTGTGATAGTCAGCTTTGCTGACGCATTACTAGATAAGTGGCAGTACGCAGAAAAGGATACTAATTTAGACAACCTTTTTGACAATTCAAATTGGATGTGGGCTGACGAAGAAGAAGAACATGGACCAGATATAACAGTATTTAATTAATCTTTTAAAATTCTTCACTGCATTTGTTTACTGCGCTATGACCCCTGACTTCGCTGAGTACTTCTCTCTGGATTCAACTCTTTATAGTGGTTTAAGATGGCTTAAAAGAAATGGACGTATGTCTCCCGGCGAACCCGCTGGAACAATATATAAAACTAAACAATATTATGTAGTTCAGCTTCTTGGAAAGAAATATAACTGCAATGACATTATTGATGAACTTGTAAAACAAAAATTAAATTCTCTAATTAAATAAACAATTCAATCTAAAACAATGCCTGACTCTCATTTCCACGAAACGCTACTCGACCATTGCTGTAAGGTTTTCTTGAACGTAAGTCAAGGTCTCAAGTTATCCACTCGATCTGTATGGCAACAGGAATTGCAGGACCCGATGGCTGCTGTATTGAGAACATTGGCTCAAGAACTTGTGTCTAACCTACTAAAACCAGAGGATGACGAGTACAACAAGATTTTATTCGATATAGAAAAGTATATTTTAATGAAAGCAAACGAACACCTGGACGACGAAAGCTAATTCAGTACAGACACTTTACCTTTAATAAAACATTCGCTTTGGAGCAAAAGCATGAACGCAGCTGAAGAAATAAATAAAATAAAACAAGCTTACTATTGGGATTCAAGTTTAGAAAACTTGGCTAACTGGATACTTTGTGCTCTTTGGACAGAATGGCAAACAAAAGACACCGATAAAGAACCTTACTTAGAAGACTTAATCTTTAAATACAAAGAAGCAATAATTGAATACAACTTTGCAAAGAAACTATTTAACGTAACTCTATGGTGCGAAACAGAGTGTGTTTACAACGTGGTTTTGCCTTTAGACTCTTACTTGCACTCCGCCTACGGAAATAAAACATTTAAAGAAGTATGCTCAGACATTGTTTTTGACATTCAGGAATTAGAATTCCTGTCGTTTACTGTGGCTGAAGATATTAGTATATGGATTAAGAATATAGTTAATGTTTACGAAGAAGTCTGTAATATTTAAACTTAAACGTAAGCGGGTAGACTCGGACGCATAGGAAGTTGTTCCTGCATACGAGGAATTAGCCTCTGCTCTCCGGGTAGAACAGGCTGAGTGTAACCGCTGTTTCCTCTAGGTAAGGCACCTTTTTTAAATATGTCTTCCCCCACACCAGCAAGTAACTCGGGGTCCTCCATCAGGTAGCGATTTAAAAACTCTTCAGCTGGGGTTATGCTTTCTTCTGGTAACATTGCAGATAAACCTCTTCAGGAAGCTTAGCACTAATACGTTACCTATTCTTAAAACCCCTAAAATTAAATTTTTATAAAACCACTTGACATGCTTGGTATGTCCATTACATTGGGCGTGTCAACAGACCTTACTATGGACATCAAATTTAAATACCAGGGTTGCACTCTGGAAAATCTCGAAGCCATCGCTTTAATGAAGGCAGCCAAGGCTCCTCAACCATTTGAAGTGGATCTAGGTAAACTGATTGACATAAAAGTGATTGACAGCCAAAAGCTGTTCACACTTAGTGTTGAGCAGCAAAACCCTGCACTAGCTAACCTAGCTTTTAAGCTTGCTACCACGGAGAAAAAAGACTTCAAAGTTGTAGTTAAAGCACCAAAGGCAGCCAAGGTATCGAAGAAACAGGAAACTTTAACGAATGCACAAGCGGTTGACATTGTAGATCACCTTAATCGAAAGTCTTGTTACCGCAACGCAGGAGCTACTCTGCTGCTGCATTTTTGTACAACAAGTGAATCTCGTGCAATACGCGACATTGCAGTAGAGTTTGCGAATAAATGTCTTTCTGAATACAAGATTGATCCCAGATCAGTTGTGTTTCGTGGATTTACTAAAACTAAAGCCGGTCTTCTTGAACCGGTGGAAACACATTCTGCCGTTGTTCGCCGTGATTCCTTCCACGTCTGCCCTTTATACATCGCTTTACGTGCGGGTCTTACTTACTGCGATACTAACGGGTTGCTGTCTATTCGTCAGCAGTATTCCAATGGTTCCCATAGCCAAAACGCAAGTGCTAAAGCGGATTTGATGCGTCGTATGTTCTACACCTTCAAACTTAGTAGCAAAGGAAACGAAGTGAAAGAGACTTGGGGTGATATGGAAGCATACTTAGTTAATTTCTTTAACTCCCGTCACGCTTAACTTTTATGGGAACTTACAAGAGCCGCGCAGATCAAACTGAAAAAGAAAGATGTATAAATGACTTCTCAGATACAATATGCACCTACATTGACACGGTAGGATCCGAAGAATTAATATCTTGTTTTTGGTCTAGTATCAATGACTTAATTAAGTACCACGACGGAGAGTGTCAAAAATACCTGGACTTAGTTAAGTTTAACTGGTCGTTTGCATCTTTACTTGCAGACGAGACGGAGGATGAAACAAAGGAGCCAGAGACGCAAGACAATATAGAATAAATTTTAAAGCTGTGGCGTCCTCGCGCTTTGCGCTGCGGGGGCGCTTTTTTATTTACTACTAAACTTCTAATGCACATTAATTACATAACGTCTCGCCCAGATTACACTCAAGCAATTAAAATTCTTTCTGACTACAAAAAGCTTTGCCTTGACTTTGAAACAACAGGACTCCAAGCTAGGTTGGCTAAACCGCGCTTACTCCAACTTTGTGACAGCTGCCCGACTACTACGGATCGCACAGTATATGTTTTTGACCTATTTAAAGTTCAAGCTGACACGGAATTAAAGGAGCTGATTGAATCCCGTGAAATGCTTATAGGTCAGAATTTAAACTTTGATCTACAGTTTCTTTACTACCTAGGTATAGATTTTAAGAATAAAATATTCGATACTTATATAGCTGAGCGGATACTTCGAGCTGGTTTTAAGGAGAAGCGGGTAAGCCCACAAGCGCAAAAAGTTTATTTCGCAGACATCTCTTGTGGACTAAAGGCAATTGCTGAACGTCGGTTAGGTATTGAACTAGACAAAGAACAACGCAGAACAGACTGGTCTCAAGACAACTTGACACTAGAACAAATAGAGTACGCAGCCAAAGACGTAGACATATTGCCGAGTATCGCAGCGGATCAATTAGCCGAACTGCAAGAAGAGAATTTGACTCCTATTTTTAGCGTGGAGTCGAAGTGTGTCCGCCCGGTAGCTCTTATGTGCTACAACGGATTTGGCATCGACATTACTAAATTAGTTTCCCTGCGCAAAAAAGTAGAAGACGAATTAGCCGCGAAGACAGAACAGTTTATTTCGGAGCTGGACTCTAGACTACCAGAGCAATTAAAACTCCCTAAAACAGTTGAAGGTCTTGTTGCTATTGGCAAAAAACCAAAAAAAGAATTTAACCCTGGCTCAACAGCTCAAGTTGTCGCGGCCTTTAATGCTTGCAATATACAGTTGCCTACAGACGCCACGTCGGGCAAGGCGACGCTTAATCAAATAGCTTTAGCCGAGTTTGATAGTGACGACTCGACACTCATTCTTTATCGCGAACGAACAAAAATTGAGACAAGACTAGAACATGTAAATAAATTACTCACTAATGTGCATCCGATAACACATCGAATTCATTCGGGGTATAACCAAGTAGGAGCAAACTCAGGTAGGTTCACCAGCAGTGGACCTCCTAAAGCAAGTAAAAAAGAAGGTAAATCGGTTTATGCTGTAAATATCCAGCAGATCCCACGATCGAAAGATTTCAGGGAATGCTTTGTCGCTGCTGCAGGATATAAGCTAGTCATTTGTGATTGGGCTCAGATTGAACTGAGGTTAGGTGCAGAACTAATAAATATTCCGCAGATGAAAGAAGCCTTTGTCAAAAACTTAGACCTACACGTGTTAACAGCGAGTCTTATTTACAAGATCGACATCTCTGAGGTTACCAAAGCTCAACGACAAGAAGGTAAGACACTGAACTTTGCTCTTCAGTACGGTATGGGCTACCGCAAATATAAAACTTATGCTGCTCAGAGCGGAAAGATGATTAGTTTATCCGAAGCTAAAATCGCTCACGCTGCTTTTCACATTGCATATCCACGCTTACGTGCGTGGCATCAAGAACGAGCAGCTCTTGTTCAAGACGGCTGGGCATACGTAAGAACTGCTTGTGGTAGAAGGAGATTACTTAGTTACGATGACGCAACGATGATGTGCAGTGCAAACACCTTAATTCAAGGTAGTGGAGCTGACATTTTAAAATTGGCTATTGCCGAGTTAAATCAACACTTGAACGATGATGTCCGTTTAATAACAGCAGTCCACGACGAGCTTGTGCTAGAAGTAAAAGAGGATTTAGCTGAGAAGTATAAAGAAATTCTTGAGTCGATCATGATTGACGCAGCTAACTTTGTTCTAGACTCGGTTCCGTCCTCTGCTGACGCTTCAGTAGGAGACTCATGGGCGTCGAAATAAAAATACAACTTACCTTACTGGGTTTAAAACACACATTTTAAAAACATGACTAAACTTCCTGAGCAACCTATTTTGTTTTCCGAGGCCGATATGGCTTCCAGTTCTACACTAGATTTTTACGAGATATGGGTTATAGAAAACCCAGAGGGGCTTTACGTCTGCTCTTTTCTAAGGAATAAAAAAATTGTTGATTACTGTTTGGATAAAGATGATGCAGAATTCTACAAGACATATGAAGAAGCCTCTTTAAAAGCTAAGACCTTAGACATGACTGTGCGAAGAGGACATAAACTCCGCCGATTTATCACCAAGAAATTACAGAGCGAATTTTGCTAAGATAAAGCAGAATCAAGTAAACTCATGCGTTTCGCAGGCAATATATTTAATCAAGATGAGCAAGAGTCGGAGGACGACTCTATGCTGTCTCGTTATTTTCCTGATTTAAAGAAGATATACCGTCCAGGATTTAAAGCTAAGGTCAGTTCACCTGCTTCACAACCGAAAGAATCCACGGGTTCAACCTTGTATTCATAAACTCTGTACTAACCATGCCTTACTTTCTCGCCGGTAAACCTCTCGCAAAAGATAAATCCTTTTCTGCAGGAGACACGCTATTTCCGTCTAATTTTCTAGATCTATCTACTGCAGAAGAGCGCTCCTCACTAGGTATTACGGAGGAAAGTGATTCACCAAGTACAGCTCCCTCTGAGACTAGATTAGCCGGGGGCAACTTTGAAACATCAGTGCCTACGGTAACAGGATCCCCCACGGAAGGATCGAATCAACCTATTGACAACGAATTTCCAGACTTAGATGACGCAACAAAGTCATATATTGACGCCTTAGGTCAAGATTTTTTTAAAGCAAATATTGCGCCTCAATTAGCTGGTAGTCGTTTTGGCACTGACGGAGAGGGAGTAACGTATAGAAAACCCTCAAATCTTAAAGGAGGTGTTTTAAGTTTTAACAGACAAGATAAAATAGAACCTCCTGCTCCAATAGCGCAGGCTCCCGCACCGCAAGCTCCGACAACGCAAACTCCCGCACCGCAAGCTCCTAGCGTACCTACTACATTTACCCCACCCCCAGGTGCTTCCCCACAAATAAATTATCCAGCGGACACAAGACCTAATATCTCCGCTCCATCCGACGATAATAACAATGATGATTCCAGCCCTCCTCCTCCTTTAGTTACTACACCTCAACCTGAGGCTGCTCCTGCTCCAACTCCTGCTCCTGCTCCTACTCCTGATCCTACTCCTACTCCTACTCCAACTCCACCAAAAGCGCAGCCCCAAATAATGGCGATGGAGAGATTTTACAAGCCTGGAGAGGGGCATTTACAAACATCAAACCCAAGTGTCGAAAATCTCGAAGGTTTTACGAGGGAGGGTACCTCTTTTAACCTTTATAAAGATGAGAATTTATCCGAAGCTTCCGACGTATATAGAATATTTAACCCTTCGACAGGTAATCATTTACTGACGACAAATAAAGCGGAAGTAGACGCGGCAGTTGCGGGTGGTTATCGAGCTGAAGGAGTAACAGGAGAAGCCTATACTTCTCAGCGAGAAGGAACCGAAGCAGTTGAACGTTATTACAACGCAGTAACGGGTCAACACTTGTTAACTAGAGACCCTAACGAGATGGCTGCTTTAGCGGGACAAGGGTATAACTATGAAGGCACAGCTTTCTATGCACCTAAATAAAACTAGTGTTACTAAAAGAATATAATCTCGAATTTACTAAGCAAGATAAAAAAATTCAACTTCACATAGAAGCTAACAATAGTAACCACGCGGTGGCGCAGGCTGAGGATATCTGTAGATCTCTTGATGCAAGCTCATTTAATTTAAACTATGGAGCTTGCAAGCAAAATCATCTTTCAACTCTATTTAAGAAACTTGCTTTAAACTTATTCGACTATAAAGTTTGCGTGCCTTGGACAGAAACGTTTAGTAATAATGTTCCCTGTCTTTACGTTTTTAAGCAACGTTACTACGTACGAAATTTAATTCTCAAATACTTAGATATACCAAAAGAAGGTGCTACTGCACGCCCAAGCTGTTCCTGTAAATCTTGTATAAACCCATATCACTTTTCATATCGATTCGGAAAAAATTCAAAATTAACTGGCGGTGACGTGCAAATGCTCCTAGCCTTTATGGGTCAAGGCGCTGGCGTAAGCCAAGCAGCTAAGGCTCTAAAGGTACACCGTTCAACCATCTATCGGAAACTCAAGAATGAACATCTTTCTGTTGGGTCTGAAAATTACAGACCCTGCTCAAATTGACGAACAAACAATCAACGTCTTAGCCGAAGCTCTTCCGTCGAACGACAGACGAGTTAACACAAAGGTTCAACTACTACAAAACAAAGATCACTATGTTGGTAAACTTTTACAACAGCTACAAAAAAATGAGTCTGTTTTAGCGATCGGTCCCACGAGATCGACCGTCGACGGGGTGCTGCAGATGCAACCGATGCTTGTAGTATCCAAAGATAACTTTGATGACCTGCTTGCAATAAACCTCTTTATCGCTGCCGGGGGTCTTGGACCTAAAGCAGATGAAGTAGAACTTTCTGATACGACAGTAACCAATCGGTCTTTGGCGTGGCAAGCAGAAAATTCTGAAACTTGTTGGTTCAAGCTCACAGCATGGGCAGAGTTGTCAAAACAGTTGTCTGATCTAGCTCCTGGAACGCCAACAATTGCTGTGGGTAAGGTATCCACGAGCGAAAAAGACGACAAGAGCTACCTAAACTACACACTGGATAAGATTCTTTACTTACCCAAATCCTCCAAGCCCGCACCTAAAAAAGCAGCTGACCCTGAAAAAGGTAAAGTTGCAGCGGCGGCTATTGGATCAATCGACTTCTCCCTGTAATTCTGGTATCTAATCATGGTCTTTATTGCTAGCCAATTCTCCGAAGAAGAAATTCTCGCCAACGTTCCACCTCACACACTACGAATTGATTTACAAGCTCGACGATGGAAATCAGATGTAGATTCTGATTCAGCTATCATCGATGCCAACGACAACGGGATTCCAATTGAGTTCATCCTTTTAGGATTTACTCCTTTCTATGGCAATATTGGAATGCGAAATCAAGAAGAATTTATTCGTATCGCGTACATAGGTGTTACTCCAAAACATCGCTTGTTACCTCCGCGCTGCGTAACGACCTCTATGATTTCTGGTAAGTCAAGTCAGAAGAACTTTATAGCTTATTTTCAAACTCTTTACAATAACAGAATTAACTGTGCTTCAATAATTACTTCAAGTAAATTTGTCACTCGTTCCTTTAACGAACGAGATCCAGTAACTGGAGCTGACGGAGCGAAAATAAACTTTAATGCTCTCGAGTTTAAAGATCGCCCTACACAAAACGAAGAAGAAGAGAAGCTAGTTAAAGATATAATTGACTGGTTAGGAACCACGGGTTCTGATTCAACTGTGCATTGCTTAAAGTCACATATCCCAGGCTCTGACTTAGTTGAATTACCTCTTGGGTCTGATCATATTTCAATCAAAGCACAGTTCGCTGCTGCTCGACCAGAGATAGAAGGCTCACCTAAACCCCGCATGTTCTCTCCAGTCGCTGCCCCCGCATCGGAAGACGCGATTGTTATAAAGGCTGAACCCCCACAGCCAAAACGTAAAAAAGCAGTAGAACTCACGGAGGAGCAAGCGAAGGCACTAGGCGTAGATTTTTAGACTATAGTTTTTGTTGGAGCAAACCTAGCGCCGGCACTCCCGGCGCTTTTTTATTACAAGGCAAATGTTCTGTCCAAACCCCAAATGTACTTGCATAAGTACACAAGTAATTTACGTTCGTCAGAAAAGTAACGGAAAAACCAGAAGACGGTTGTGTCCAATGTGTAATCTTAAATTTTCCACGGAGGAGATATTACTCATCCCGCACGGAAAAAAACTTATTAATCCCTACGACTTAAAGAATGCTTCGTCAAGAGGATCAAATCATCCAATGGCCGTGTTAACAGAAGAAAACGTATTAGCTATGCGCAGAGAGTACAAAGAAGGTAAGACTCAGAGAGAGTTACAGGTTAAATATGGTATGAGTAAGTCTCAAATAAACAGAATCATTGCTCATCAGTCGTGGGTTCACATTTAACATCCTCTTTAATCGAACGCCGATCTATCTCACGAGGCACTAAAAGATCAGTCAACGGGGGAAGAGTAATCCCGTTTTTAACACACCAACAAACTAAACCAGAAAAAAATCGTTTATGTAAAAGATGCTGTCTATGCACTTCTTCAAAAATCTCTAAAAGCTGTTCTCTATCTAGCTTTTTAGCTTGCATGAGAACACGTTGATGCAGAAAACTCTGTTCTGCATCAAGCCAACTTAGATTCAGCATGGCTTAAATCTGACTTGTATTAACTCTAACATCACCTCTATAGACAGACAACCCTTATTTCAGTACACTATGACTTCCGACGAGATCCTCATGGATGACTTTTATGTGATTCCAGATGGTGTAACGCACACACTGCTCAAGCACACGTATGTGTCGGGCAACATATTAGTGCCGCACGATCCTAACAAGACGTTGAGTGCTCAGCTTCAGAAACACAGGTGCACGGTCACGACAAACGAAGACCCATCAAACTTAGTGGACCCAATTTGGTGGGTCTCTATGCGTGAGAGGAATTACGATTGGATCGTTTGCTCGACAATGGGCTTAAAAGAATATAGTGAATACATATTGGAGTACGGTATGTCGATTGCAGTAAACGGTGTTGCGTTTTTAGATAGGTTATCTTTCTTAGAACCTGTAGCAAAAAGACGGAACTTCTTATTAAAAAACAAGCTCTCTAACCTGGTCGTCTTGTCGCCACGGCCAAAATTTAGATCGGTAGGCTCGGCTAAAGACTCAGTCACTGCCTGCTGGTTCGTCTTCCAAAAGCCAGATAAGTGGATGGATGGCACGATGATGAGTTACGCAGTAAATTGGGAAAACATCGGGGCACTCCCAGAGTTACCAGCATGACATCACGTAGTGAGAAATTCGAGCTCTTTCAGAAATCTGTTCTGGACCATTTGACAAAAGTAAACAATAAACTTGATAGACTCTGTGCTCTCTCTGTATCGAATCAACTTTTGCAAGAATGCGTAGGACCTGACGGCTCCGGACGAACTGCGGAAGAGTGTGCAGATATAGTCGTAGAGAGCTTTATGGCCGGTATCTGTCTTACGGACGAACTAGACAACAGGACACGTGAATTCGATTATCAAAAATCAGAGTTCTTTATAGATCAGGAAGTAGAAGACGAGGATGAGGAGAATGAAGAAGAGGATGATGACGAGAACACAAATAACTCCAATGCTCCTCGTCGCCCAGTTAACGCTTTTTAATCAAAGTAAGCTAGAGTTTGGTTAATTCGACACAAAATTGTGTCCCAAACTCGATTAACTTTAAACGGCTTAAGACACTACAACTGCGCTGGGGTTTCTAGACCTCTCCCTTCTGTAACAAGCGTTTTATCTGCTACACAAACAGAAGACACGCAGAAAAAATTAGCTCATTGGAACGTTTTAAATCCAGGAGTCGCAGACGCAGCAGCAGCGCGAGGCTCTTGGGTCCACGGTGCGGTTGAAAACTATATCAGAGGTTTGGTTGTAAAACCTCCAAAAGATCTCCTCCCATTTTGGGATGATCTACCAGAAAAGCTTGATGAGCTTTTATTAGATAGCAAAGTGCTATGGTCAGAAAAACCCTACAATCAACCTCAGTGGTCAAAATTCGTAGGAGATGACGGCATAGGAAGAATTCATTTTTACGATAAAGAAACAGATCACGGATATGCAGGGTGCCCAGACATAATCTATAAGGACCAAAACGGTGAATGCATACTAGCTGACTTTAAGACATCCGCAGGTCCTTACAGTTATAGATTTCCTAAACCAAAGAGTGATATAGATGAAAAAACTCGTAAAGCTTTAGTAAGCGGTGTTTTTAAACTTAAGAAAACAAAGTTACAATTGGCTGCTTATACGATCGCGGCTGAACATTGTTTAGGAATTAAAATAGACAAGACTCGTATAATTGTTTCCACGCCAGTGCCAGAGTACTCTGTTCAGATATTTACTTTTGGAGCGGGCGAGTTAGAGATAGATAAGAGACAGTGGCTTGAGGTTTTAAAGAAATATTACGAACAAGTTTAAGCTCAATTTCCAAGTTACCCGTGGCCTAAGGCAAGACCACGTGTCAAAATAGTAAGACGAGGTTATGCCATGCGATTTGTTTGCTCCCTGAACTCAGAGGTTAAGAAATATTTAAACCCAAAGACAGGCAAGTTAAGTCAAGGTGGGAATTTTAAAGCATTCAACGAAAATTGGGTGGCTGTTAATGAAGATATAAATTTTATATCTGAGAAAGTCAAGGACAGTTTGGGTCTCTGCGCTTGGCATCTGGTAGATGGGAAACGTGTAAAAGAGAAGACAGGCTGTATCCAAGCCGGTTTAATAATCGTAGACATCGATAACCAACTCGACGGTAAAACAGAAGAAGGCGATAAGATACAAAAACAAGAACTAACTGTTGCTGAAGCTCTAGAACTAGATATTTGTAAAAAGTATCTGTCTTCCGCTTATTACTCTCCGAGCTCCGCAGACGGGTGGCCTCGATTTAGATTAGTTTTTGGTTTAGAAAAAACCATAATTGATCCAGACTTTTTTCAATGGTTTACCCGCCAAATCTCACAGCAGATACCAGGGTCAGATCGTAGGGCCACGCTGACCGTCAATCTTTTTTATGGCTCCAAAGAAGGAGAAGATCTTATCTGTGTAACCGACAAGTACATCCCCGCATTAAAAATAGACGAAGCTTACATCGCTTACGCTCGAATACCAAAAGAAAAACAAAATGAATCCGATCCAGATGAGGCTTTAAAACTAGATTACGCCGACACTGGAGTGTATATCAGCAAGTTAGTCAGCAATGCGGTAAGAGAAATACTCGAAGGCACCCAGGTAGAAGACCGCTCTTTCGCAATGGCGATGGCTTTGAAAGAGATAATCGGTTGGTGTAACTGGCTTAAGGAAGCTAAAATTCCAACAAGAGAAACACCACTTGACATAGCACACCGTGCGTTCTATGCTCTGTATGACTACGCCCCTGAGCTAGACGGCAAATTCAATCGAATCCTGACCAGTATTTCCGATTCTTCTTCACTGAAACCAGCAATTTCAATAGCTGCTGAGAACGGGGATTTAGCTCCTTGGAAAAAGATTAAGTCTCACCACCTTGATCTCTTTGAACAATTCTGCCCAGACCAAGTTAAAAATGATATCAAAAGCAAACGAGCTAAACCAGTAAATTCGATTCTAGCTTTTGATATATTTTCAGACGACAAGCCTCAAGAAACACTTACTTCCCCTCCTCCTATTTCTATGGTTACCACGCCAGAAACACCAGCCCAATTAATTAATCTTCAACAGAACAATCGCCAGTTCTCGGAGAATGATATTGCAGACGTAATAGTAAACAACTATGGCGATCGTTTCTTATTTGACTCTACATTAGATGAGTTCTTTACTTATGACGAAGACCAAGGCATTTGGTACTTACAAGATGATCAGCACATAAAGCGTCGAATTGTAAAGACGTTAGATACATTTGTTACTGCCGGTGTGCTTCCGAAGTACAACGCAGCTACCGTCTCGTCTGTATATCAGATACTTAAAGCCAAAATGCTCCGCTCCATCGATGGAGGTAGAACTGCAATTTGGAGCAAGGGCAGACGATTTATTCCTTTTAAAAATGGAATACTCGATCCTGAAACGCAACAGTTTAACTCAGGTAATCACAAGGACTTATTTTTACGGACAAAACTAGATTACGATTACGATAATACAGCTACTTGCCCTAAATTCTTAGCTTGGTTAGACACTGCGGTAGGAACAGAAAAAGTAGTTATTATTCAAGCATTTCTTAGAGCGCTTGTAACAGGATACGTAACAGGGGAAAAGTTTTTACACTTGATCGGTCCGGGCGGAACAGGTAAGTCCACGCTGCAACAGATCCTCATTGCGCTTGCTGGATTTGGTGGCACACATACGAGTGATCTAGAAACAATAGAGACGAACCGCTTTGAAACGCACAACCTTATAGGTAAGCGTTTACTTCTGTTAACAGACGAAGCGTCGTTCTCTAAACGTTTAGACACCTTGAAGAAACTTACCTCTTCTTCCGACACACTACGTGCTGAACGTAAGTATGGGACGCAAACGATAAACTTTAAACCTGAACTCTTAGTTTGTATCGCGTCGAACGAGCACATCTCTTCTTCAGACATAAGCAGTGGATTGGAGCGAAGGCGACTCACAATCGTGATGGACAAAGTTGTTCCTCCCTCACAGCGAAAGAATTTGATAAACGTATTTGAGGATCGAATTGAAGGCGAGCTAGCTCCAGAACTTTCAGGAATTGTTAGCTGGGCTTTATCAATGTCGAAAGTTCAAATGCGTGACGTCTTAAGCAATCCCGTGAAGCATTGCCCCACGCTGAATACAACTGATATTGAAGCCCTGGTCTTCAACAACCCGATCTGTGCTTGGCTGTCAGACTGCTGCTTGTACTCTCCTAGCACTAACACAACAATTGGCGGAGGTGCCTTCAGACCTTCAACAGACGAAAGCGAAAGGGGTATGTATGTTAAGAACGCATACAATGAACTGTACGCTAGCTATGTTAACTTTTGTAAGTCGAATGGATACAAGCACGCAGCAAAACAACGATTTGTAGATCGTTTAAAGGAGACAGCGCAGAACGTTTTAAAGATAGAAAAAATAGAACCTCGGTTGATTAGCGGCAAAGCCGTGGTTACTGGTCTACAATTAAAGCCGTATGATGTCACTACAGATCGTGCGTCATACGGAGACAATCGTCTCCCCTCACCGATTGAATGGGCATCAAATCCTACCTATAGTCTTTGGAAAACTGCTTTCGAAACTCATGACAAAAACACAAACTAATCCTTGCATCGGTATCATTGCCGCTATCGGTGGGGCAGCCAGTTTATTAACAGTTTATTTTCAGCCCGCTGTATTTACTTCAGTACTCGCTGCTTCTGGCGGAGCTCTGGCGGGAGCCTCTATTATTGCAGAAAAAAAACGTGAGCACGAGAATGTTATTTCGGAAGCAGCTCGTGTAACCACGGCATTTAGCCAACTCTACGATTTAAACAAGGGTATCGTTTCGGTAGAGCAATTAGCTTACATCGCACACGTAGCCCCAGAGCGCATAAAAGAATTTCTAGATCGCCTAGCTGAACAACAAAAAGGTCAGCTAATTACGACTGAAAAAGGAGTCGTATACTCCTTCCCACACCCGGCTCATGTACTAACAGAGCTAACGAACAACGCTCAGAACTGGGCTTCCTCACAACACAAAGAATTATTAGAACAAGTAAACCTGCTGCAACAACGTTTAACAATGCTAACTATCCAGCAAACTGCTGCGAGGTCTCAACCTTCTGGCCTGTTACCTCAACAAGAGTTAAATAATAATAAAGATACAGAATACCGGATAGATCCTTGGAATAAACTACTATAATTAAGAAATGCGATTGCAGAGCGAATTAAGAGCGGGCCTAATTAAGCCCGCTTTCGCTTTATCTATACGTTACATTAAACCAACCACGCAGGCTGTGATCGTTTTGAGCTGATACTTTCACTGCTTCGATTGTTGTTGGGAGAATAGGTGAGAGTTTATTTCCTATCGCAGTAGCAATTAATCGATGTTCCTTTTGTGTTTCGATAGAAGCTCGAAGCCCAACATAATGAATAAAAGATCTTATAGAACCAGTGATATGAATTTTTGTAGGCGAACACATTAACAGTATATTTCGGGCGCATTCTTTCGCAATTCCCTCTTTCAACATGTCTTTATATAGTTCTTTTCCTTCGTTAAAATAATCAAAAATTCGTTGTTTAAATTTAGAGGCTACCTCGACATCAACATTATTGGTAGAGTTTTGACGATTTTTTGGATCTTGTTTACGTAACTCAAAATCCCAGCACGTCTCCTCTTCCTCTAGAAGATTTAAAGGATCACAGTAGCGTTGGCTTGTTTCTTGAAAGTTAAAAGATTTATGACGAATTATTTGTGCAGATATGGCGCGAGAAGTTATAATTTCAAAACTCGCAGAAGCTTGCTCAAAAATACTCCAGTGACCTTGACGAACACAGTACTTTATAAGTTTTGCATACTCTTCTTTTTCTGGGTCCTTCGCACTCACCCTTGCATGTCGAGCAATTACTCGTTCTGCGTCAGGTGTAATCCAATCAAGCTGAACGCTGTGCACAATAAACTAAACGATTGGACTTATATTAGACCCACGCTAGGAAATTTTTAGGTGCGTGGGAAAGCTTCTTGGTAACGAAGTCTCTTCGTAAGCTCCGTTGGTGTTATACCTGCCATCTTTGTGGGATCTAATCCTAGCCGAGCTCCTGCCATCCTAACGGGGAAGTCGTTATCCATCACTTACCCATCTGTTTCATTGCTTTTACCTTAGCTAAAACCATTAAATTCGTAGGAGTGTTATGACTGGTCACTACTTTATTGTCGTTTACTTCCTGAGTATTTAAAAAGTATTGATTGGTTTGGAGTGTGAGTTGCTGTAGTGCTGCCCTGTTCTGTGGGTTATTAGTAGCTACGGACCGCATGTACTCCATTTGCGACATATCATCGGGGCTATTACGAAACGGAATTTGTTTGTGGTTGTATCCAGCAACCCCGGTAATCTCTGCGCTCTTCTTAATGTTGCCTTCGCTGTACTCAACAGGCCCCACGGGTTGTCTTTCGTATACACCACGATCGCGAAGAATTTGTGACGCTATCCGATTGGACTCGTCCATTTGCACCCCTCGACGGATGCCGATTTCAAGAGGAGTGTTAACCGTCATCAATCCGGGGGGAACTGCTGACAAGCCACCTAGCGGTTTCATCTCCGCAGGCATTTGATTTTCACCAGGCTTAGGTATAATCGCCATCAGTGTTTAGCTCTGTTTGCACTACGGGACATTACTCTAATATTAGCAGGACTGTTATCTCTCGGGTTACCATTCTTATGATCAACATCTTTTCCATCGTTCTTATGTACACGACCTTGACTTTCTAAACGTCGGCGAGCTTTATTTCGAGCGGCACGACGTTCTCTTTGATCTTTCGTGCCATGATACTCTTGGTACTCTTCTTTATAATCGCGTGGTTTTTCGGCCATAAAGTCCAACTATTCTCTATTCAGTTTAACTCAATCCTTAGACTTATTCTTTAGTCACCTTTAGATTTTATAGCTAAGGTAAAATTTACGAGTATGAGCCTTTAATATACCATCCAGATCCTTGCCCTTCTACCATCCAACGTGGTCCTAAATTCTTCTTGGAGTACAAAAGGTTAGACCCATTTGAATTTTGGTAGCCTCCCTCAACAAGATTTAACTCTCCAAAAGGATCATTGACCACGTAAGCGGTATTACTTTCGTTACGTCCTATGATCACAATCCAATGTCCGCCACCAGTGGGGGCACTTGAAGGACCATGATGAAGGATACCGATAGGAATTGGAATATTTTTAGTTAACAAAGAATCAATATCAGCCCAACCACCATTCTGTTTAAATTCAGCATTTAGTCCGTAGTGATCTAAAGCTTCTATCTGAGCAGGCGCACTGGTTGTATCTCCATATTTATACACTGTGACCATATACTCATCATCACTTTTGACACTATTTGGCTTCATATAATGTAACATCATCGCGCACGAGCTTGAAAAACAAGACCTTAGAGGATCTTTCTTATTATCCCTTTGCGAAAAATAAGGTACATCCAAAACAAGTTTATTTACACTTACTATTTGTACGGGTGCCTCGCCAGGTTTAGGGTCGTTAATAATTTTCCAATGTTGGGGATAAAACCACCAGGCTTTATCTGGCTGCGACTCTAATAAAACCTTGTAGTCGATCTCCCCTGGCACCATCTCAATAGATTTCCACGCATGAGCGCTTCCCTTGGGTACAAATAATTTCTTTTCGGGTTCCAATAGTGTGGCTTGACTTGGCTCACGTTTCAACCAAGTGTCCCGTTGAGCAATAATCGTGTGTGCCAAAACATCATTTATCGCGCCCTTCAAGAATAGCTCACGCTCGGCTTTTCTCCTATTGACTAACCCTGGTAAAGTTTTATCTCCCGCTTTTACCCACTTTAAAAATTCACTAGAGACAATTAATTTGCTTGTCTTTTCATTCAGAAGGCGTAATAAAGTTGAAGATTTTAAAGCTGAAATGCCCACGTTGTATACGAAACTAACAAGAGCATCAAATTGATTTTGATTTACAGGCACAGTTAACGATTCGTTAACCGCTTTCTCGAACATTACTAAATCTTTTCTTAGTAACTCTTCTGCTTTTACTTGCGAAATTACTTGACCTTCGTACACACCAGACGTTGTACCGTACCCAATAGTCCACACGCCAACGGCATCTTGATATGCTGTTAACTCGCAACCTTCAAACTGTTTAATTAAAGCAACACCGGCTGCAGAAGTCTGCATCATTGGTTGTAAACATCAACTCCGATCCGATACTCAGAGCTAGTACGTCCCTGTAACTCGATATACATATAGTAAGAACCAGAACTCGTGATACGTTGTTGAGTGATAGAGTTATTTCGGCGACTTAGTTTAGATGCTTCAGCAAAGGAAACAGGAGTTCCTGAGCCATCCAGCACAACAACTTGCTTAACGTTCATTTGATCGCGAATATTTACTTGTAAAATACCCGTTCCGTTGACTGTTAGCGGATAGTAATCGGATAAATTAAAATATCCATCGCTTGTGTACTTTTTAGAATTAGTTGTATCTACTACCACACCGCTTCCACTAACCTGACGGCGCTGATCAAAGTGAGTAGAAGTACTACGTTGTAATCCAAAAGTGGAAGTTCCGCTAGCAAGAACGACATTCAGCTCTAAATTTTTAGAAAGTTCAGACATTTGATAGGTTACGCAATAACTATAGTTTAGCCTAAAAAAACCTATAGGACGGTTCTATAATTAGTTGTATGTTTTACAAATGTGACGAAGATGGAAGCTTTTGTTGCTTCGTTGGCAGGACTTTTAGGGATTTTCACTTGGACCCACGAGCAACGACAAAGAGTAACCGACAAAAGATTTGAAAATATAAAGAAAAGATTAGAGCTAGTAGAAGAAAAAATTGAAAAGCTACCTATCGATTACGTTTTAAAGAAAGATTTAAACAACGACCTTCATGAAATACGTACTTGGCTTCGCTCGATTAACGACAAAATCGATACTTTGATTTTATCCCGATCGTAGGTTGCTAACATAAGAGCAGAAACTACTTTAGATCATGTTCTCTCAAGTACTACAGCACGCAACTAACTTTTTCGCTACTGCTGCCACGGTGCACGCTTTGGCGTTAGTGATTGTAAACCTTACAAAAACACCTAAAGATGACGAGTACTTGAGTAAAATATACCGAGTTATTGAGATCTTAGCTGGTATCGTTACAAGACTAGCTAAAAAATAGTTAGTCACTACTTACAGGCAGACTTAGTGGGTGCCTACATATTTCTTCGTATTCCCTAGCGGCAATACTTTGTTCGTGGTTATAAATAAGCCATTGCCAGATAGCATCCTCTTTAACTTGATTCCAAAAAGTTTGAGATCTATACCAAAGTAGCCAGTCAATATCTGACTTAGCCAGGTTACATGTAGGGCACGCGGCTAGTAAGTTTCCTCTTTTTGTAGATCCTCCTTTAGCCCGAGGAATAATATGATCCAGCGTATGTGCCCGGTCATCTCCACAGTAGGCGCACACATTTCCCCAGGCTTCGATTATATCCTTTCTAAATTTCTTACGTGCATTTCTACGCTGAAGACAACTGAGATTAAAAACAAGATCGTTCTCTTCAGAAACACTCACGCATGAAAAGCGTCTACTTTAGTTTACTACTTATAAAAAATTAAATTTAGGAAATATAGAGCTTTACCTGCTTAGGTGCGATACATGCGCATTATGCGCTATAATAAACTTGATTTATTTTTCTTATGACAGCCACTCTACAAGACGCATGGGTCCAATTCAAAAACGAACGTGCAGTAACCCTGTGCCCTACGAGTTTAGTTTCCGACTACAGGCAGGTAGAAAAATGGATAAATAATTGTCCTCTGACAGACTTAAATGAAGGTCGTCAGATTATGGCTTGGGTCTTAGGACAAAAACCAATTAAATCTAGCCGCCGTGTCGCAATGTACGTAAAAAGTCTGTACAAATGGGCATCTAGTGAAGACATTGCACTTCTGTCAAAAAATCCAATTACAACTTTTAAAATGCCAAAACCTCCGCAGGAGGACATAGACATTATTGTTATACCCCAGAGCGAAACTTTAATAGTTTTAAACGCTTTAAACTCAAAGACCACGCGAAATGGGGCTCGTTGGTCTCACTACGCGGAGTTTATGTTGCAGACCGCAATGAGAACCGGAGAAGTAAGGGCTTTAAAGTGGGAAGATATAAAAGAAAATAAAGTATTAGTTCACGGTAATTACACACTTACTCATGGATATAAAAATTCAACTAAGACAAACCGCAAACGTTGGGTACCTCTAAACATCAAGACGCAAGAAATTTTAGATAAAACAAAGAAAGTTGACGAGTATATATTTCCGTGGAATAGATACGCATTTCAAAGTTACTTTTACGACAGAATGTCCGAACTACATAAGGAAGGGATAATCGAAAACAGGTATCGCCCTTACGATCTTCGCCACACGGCGATTAGTCGTTGGATAGAAGCACAAATACCTGTAGCCCAAGTAGCGAACTGGGCTGGAAACAGCTCTGAAGTTATTTGGCAACACTATGTAAATGTGACCAAAGATTACGAAATGCCCGTTTTATAAAACTATGGTGTCTTCTCCATTACTACCAAATAAACCTGCGCTGTTAATCGTTCCCGCGCTAGTGACACCGGTAAATACACTGTCTGTGCTGCCGCCAGTAAATACGAAGTCAGAGGTAGCACCTACGCTACCTTCGACTACAACAACTGGTTGCTCTTGAGAGGGCCAAACAGGGTAACCAGACCCAGTTATGTAACTAGCTAGTTCATCAGTGGAGATTGTTGTAGCTATGTTAAGAACTTTATAGTTACAGGCTCCTCGTATATCTTGACGCCATATTTGAACACCGCTTGGTATTGGTGTACCGTTATCAACCATACGGACCACGGACCAATCAGATGGACTTAGAAGAGTATTAGCTGTAGTTCGAGTTTGATCTACCCAACCAGATACTAAAACGCCATGATCCTTAGGTATTAAAGTACCACTAGCGGTATAACCCCAATAAAAGCGTTGATCGTAATAAGGACTTGGGGGATCAGGAACCTCAGTAATACCAATTGCAGCTCGTTCCTCTGGAGAAGCTAAACGAAGCCAATTGGCGGGAAACATAGTGTCTCCTGCTTCAAAAGAAACGTCTAGAGGTAACCGATTCCCGTTTAAAACAAACACAGCAAAACATTTTTACGTACTTTTATTATAATCAACTCTCAGCTATCCATATAGAAAATGTACTTTGAATTAGACTGAGGTAAGTCAAAAAGTTACATGACTACATTAGTAGCCAACATACCTCCGGTCAAAGTTTGGGTAAGACGCGAATATTTACGAGATTTACGTGACGGACACGGGGAATACACCCCCGGATATTGGGTTACATG